GATTACAAAGGTCTGCTGTTCGCCTTTACGCCCCAGCACTACCTGTCCAGCGCCTTTCGTGATAAGCACGAACTGCTGGGCTGGCGCATGTGGAAATCTGCAATGCCCGCCCTGCGCGAGCTTGGAGTGCGGTTCTTGATGTCACATGACTCCAGCAAGCGCTCTCTCCTGCCGTTCATGCTCGCTCTGGATGCGCGGCCCATCGGCTGCGTCTACCTGAAGGAGCTGTGATGAACCCTGACAGCCTGAAGCCCGGCGACAAGGTGCGGGTCTCGTTTCCCGGCTACTGGGCGCACGGCAAGGTCGTCACGGTGGCGGAAGGCTCCCGAAAGTGGGGCGTGCCGATCCACTACACGGGGCCGGGCGAGGCGGGCGTCGTCGTTGTCGGCCCTGAGAAGCTGACCCTAGCCGGGAGGACATAGAAGTGGGTCCAGCGACCTCGCCCAGCAGCGCGGGCCTCTACACACCACCGGCGCAGAAGGAGGTGGCGGGCGCACTTGGTCAGATCGCCGGCCCGTTGGTCGATATATCGTCCGGCGGTGGCGCGGGCACACCGGGGGCTTGGGCCTACCCGCAGGCGCAGCAGCTCTACCCCGGCAGCTACAACGCGGTGGCGCAGTACCTGACCGGCGATGTCCTCGGCGGGCAGCCGACGCTGTTCGACCAGAACGCGGCGCAGGCGATCGGCTCGGCGCAGAATGCCGGGAACATCTACGGCGGCCTGATGCCGGACATTTACAACTCGATCCCGGGCCTCATCTCCGGCGCCAGCTCGATGCTGGGCTACCTGCCGCAGGTCATGGGGAACGCCTTCAATCCGATGTACGGGCAGGCGGTGAGCGATGTCGCCAACAATCCGTACTACGCCGGCGCGATGGGCGGGGCGCAGCAGGCGGCGGCGCTGGGTGGGCAGGGGGCCGAGAACCTTTACGGCATGGGGCAGGGCATCATGATGTCAGGCTTCGATCCGCAATCGGCGCTGTTCAACCGGGGGCAGCAGCGCACGCTGGATCGCGCGAACGCGCTGAATGCGATGAGTGGGGTCGGCACCTCGCCCTACGGCGCCGGCACGGCCAACACCGCGCTGACCAATTTCGATCTCGACTGGCAGAACCGGCAACTCGATCGTCAGACCTCTGCGGCGGGAGCCGCCTCGCCCTTGTTCCGGGCCGCGCCTGAACTCGCCGCGACCTCAGCCGCGATGCCGTCTGCCACCTACATGGGGCAGATCGATGCGCTACTGAAGGCGCTGAACCAGCAGATCAGCGCCGCGGGGCTCGGCGTGACGCAGGGCAGCGGCTTGCTTCAGGGGGCCGGCAACGCGATTGGGCAGGCCGATACGCTCGGGAAGAACATCGCGGCCAACACCGCGATGTTCGGAGGCTTGCCCTACTCTACCGGCGCGACGATCGGCAGCAATGCGCAGTCGAACCTCGCCAATTTGCTACAGCAGCTGACCGGGACCAGCAGCCTCGGCAACCAGCAGTTCAATCTGCCGCTGTCGATGATGAGCCAGTTGCAGGATTACCTGAGCGGCGGCCGGCAGGCGGCGCAGATCAGCGGTGGGCTCACCAACGCCGGCTTCAATCAGCAGGCTGCCGGGATCGGTGGTCTCCTGGGCGGCGCCAACATGCTGTTCAACCCGACCAGCGGATGGTTCCCCGGCGCCATCGGCGGCCTGACGAGCCTGTTCAAGTGAGGTGAAGCATGGCCTTCCCGCTCGCAGCCATCGGTGCCGGCATCGGCCAGTTCGCGCAGCAGTACGCGCAGCAACAGGAGCAGGCGAAGCAGACGATGATGCTTCAAATGCAGCTTGAGAAATTCAAGCAGGAGCAGGAGCAGCTGGGGCGCGAGCGACAGGCGGCGAGCGGGCTGTGGGCCGCCGTGCTAGGCGGCGATCTTGGTCTGGGGTCTCCCGCGCCGATCCAGGGGCTGCCGCAAGTAGGAGGCGGATCTCAAGGATGGCTGACAACCGCAGCGCCGCCCGGCTCGGGGCGCTTCACGGATGGGGGCGGAATGCGGGCAGGCGGGCCCGGCATGGTGCCTGGCGGAGGGCTGACAAAGCGCGGGGGGGTAACGCTGGGGGAAGCGAAGGCGGCTGCGTTGCGTGCTGGGTTTGACGAGAATGGGGCGAACATCATCACTGCCATTACCGTGCCCGAGAGCAGCTTAAACCCATACGCTCACAACCCCAGATATCCAGATGACTCTTATGGCCTGACCCAAATCAACGCCCGCGCGCACGGCCCCATAGCCAAAGAAGCCTGGGGCAACGTCGATCGGGCGATGGAGTTGGCTTACAAGGTCAGTCGGGGCGGGACTAATTTCTCGCCGTGGACGACTTACACAAGCGGGGCTTATAAGCCATACCTCGCTGAGGCAGCCGGAATTCGGATAGCTGCGCCCGCCTCGCAAACCGCTGCGCGTGTCGGCCTGCCCGGCGGTGGAGCGGCATCTGCTGAGGTGGCACCGACCGACCTTGCTGCTGGCACCGGGCAATTCGCGATGCCTACAGACGCGGCGGCGGGGCTTGGTGCGCCTCGGCCGACCGGGCCGCCGGATACGCTCGTAACGGGCGGCGGCGGCGCTACTACTGCTCGCGCGCAACCGGCTGCCGCGGTCGCGTTGCCTCCGTTGCCGGCTAGGGCGACCCTGGGTCCTGATGGCAATCCACGCCTGCCGGCGGATGCCACCTCCGAAGAGCTTGATGCGGCATATGATTATGTCCAGGCGCGGCAAGCCGGGAGCCCGGCGGCACCCGCCGCAGCGCCTGCGCCCGCACAACCCGTAACCGTCCCGCCTGCGACGCCGACGGATTACAGCAGGCCGCCGCCAGCCGTGGCTCCGCCCCCCGGTGCTGCCGCCGCTCGACCCACCTCAAGCCTCACAGGCACTGGCGCGGTCCAACCTGGCGGCACGCAGGTCGCGCAGGCCGACCCGATGCGGCTCCTCGACCAGCAGGCAACGACTGGCGCGCAGGGTGCCGCCAAGGGGCTCGATCCTTCAGTGATGGGCCGCCTCAGCACGCAGGCAATAATGCAGCGGATCGACAAGGCCATGCCGAACGCTGATCCTTTGGCGAAAATGATGGCGCTGGAGAAGGCGCAGAAGCTACTGGCGCCCGACCAGCAGGTGCAGTTCCAGTTGTGGAAGATGCAGCACCAGGAAGAGCTGCGGGCCGCTATCGCGAAATTCCAGCAGGAACAAATCAACCAGCGCATGCAGGACAAATTCGCCGAGCAAGAGGCAAGGGCGAAATGGGAGAAGGAGAACGCTGCCGGCACGATCATGCAGACCGACAAAGGGCCGGTGCGTATTCGTCCAGGCTCCAACGTGGCGGAGCCGATTGATCTCGGCGGTGCGCAGCCGATAACCGGCGCGGCCAAGTCGAGCAGGAACGTCGAGGTCGTCGGGGCTGACGGAAACAAGATCTTCAGTGGGGCGGCACATCAGAACGCGGCCGGTCAGTGGGTCTCCGACAAGGACCAGAAGGTGATTGAGATCCCGGAGGACGCCAACATCAGCATCGCGGGGACCGCTGGCGGCGGGCGGCAGGGCGAGCAGCAAGCGGCCCGCATTACCTCCGCCGCGAACCTGCTCAGCTTCGAGCTGGGCAACATGATGCAATTGCCGGCGATGTCGACGGCCAGCATATTTCAGGGAGTCGAGTCGACGCCCGGCAGGCATCTGGGAGAGTCGTTGAAGCGGACCTTTGCCGCCAAGCTGACCCCGGAAACCGCGACCGACCTCGCAACTTCCTTCCAGGGCATTTCTCGCGCCGTGGCCGCCCTGGAATCGGGCGGCGCTGCCACCGGCCTTGTCGGGCTGACCAAAGCGTCCGAGGTCTACATGCCGCAGCCGACCGACACGGTGGGCAACGTTTGGCGTAAATTCGCGACATTGCGGGGGGTGCTAGAGCGCTCTCTGCAGGCCGCCGCCTCAGCCAAGGATGTCACCCCAGAGCGGAAAAAACTTTACGAGGAAATCAAAGAGGAGGTCGCACGAAACATACCTTGGACCGTCGAGGAGGTAACCAAGCTGACGAGCGGCAACGTGCAAACTTACAAGCAGCTATTTGAGAAAACGCAACAGAGGAAAGAACAGAAGGCCGAGGCCGCTGGCGCGCAGCAGAAGGGCGCGCCACCCGTGGGCACTGATGTTATGCCGCTGCCGGCCAATCTCGCGAGCTACGATGACGGCTATGTCTTCCGGAACAAGACAACCGGCGAGAAGTGGGTCAAGCAGGGCAACCGTCTGGTAAAAACACCGGATGCCGTCGTTGCCCCTGGCTCGATCGGCCCTGAGTTCAGCGCCCCGATTCCGCCGGCACCGCAATAATGGCGGACGAGTTCATCCCGCTGGGGAAGGCCGCGCCAACTCCCGCGACGCCTGGTGGCGCTGGTGCTGACTCCGAATTTGTCCCGGTCGGCATGGCGGGGGAGGAGGAACCAGGGTTCATGCAGCGGCTGTGGGACGGCCTGCGCGGCGGCGATGTCTCTCGCGCCGGCCGCCTCGGCATGGGTATGGGCGACCCGCTATACGGCATGGCGCAACTTGGCGCGCACGGGAATTTCGGGTTGCCGCTGACAGCGGTCGGGCCGCCGGGCAGGGCCGCGCAGATGCAGGAAATGATGGGCGGCGTCACGCAGGCCGCCGACGAGGCGGTACAGCAGCGCGAGGCGCGCTATCAGGCGGCAGAAAAAGCGGAGGAGTTGTCGGGCGGTCTGGGTACGGAATGGGCGCGCCTGCTGGGCAACGTGGTCTCTCCGGTGAATATCGCCATCGGCGGGGCGACCGGAGCCGCAGCGCGCGGCCTGCCGCTGACGGGGCGCCTTGGCACCTACGCGGCAGGCGGATCCGCTTCCAGCCTGACGAGCCCGCAGGCTGAGGAGGGGGAATTCGAGCCTGGGGCGCTGGCTACGCGCGCCGCGCTAGGCGCAGCCGGCGGTGCCGTTGGCGGCGCGGCGGGCGAGGCGGTCGGATCGCTGTTGAGCAGGGCCATCGCCGGCAACGCCCCGCGGTTGGCGGATCAGGCGCTCACTGAGGTGTACCGAAGCACCGTCAAGCCAAGCCGGGTAGGGCGTGGTACGGCGCCGCGCCTTGCCGCGCAAGACCAGCAGATTATTGATGCCGTCGACACGATCGTCGCCAACCAGCCGGCCCTCCAGCTGACGATGCCGAACGGCGTTGTGGCGCAAGGCGGATTGCCGCGCACGCTGCGGCAGTTTTCCGAGGCGCTGGATCAGACGAAGGCGGTCGCCTTTCAGAAGTACGACGACATGATGAGGCAGGCCGGGACACAGGGGGTGCAGGTTGACCTGGCGCCGGTCGTCACGCGGCTGAACGCCATCGCCAGGTCCCCTGATGTCGTAGACCTGCATCCCGATCTAGGAGGCTACGCCACCAACCTCGCCCAACGCATGCTGGCCCGCCGCTTCTACACCCCGAGCGAGGCGCAGGCGGTAATCCAGAGCATCAACCGGACCTTGGATGGATTTTATCAGAACCCGACACATGAATCGGTGACGCGCCACGCCATCCTGGCCCCGGTCGCCGCCAAGCTGCGGGACGGGCTAGACACCGCGATAGCCAACTCTCCGGTCGGCCCCGGGTATCAGCAGATGCGCCAGCTGTACGGCTCCCTGCGGAGCGTCGAGAAGGACGTGACCGCCGCGGCAAACCGCGAGGCGAACAAGATTGGCGGCGGCGGCCTCACTGGCATGATTATGAACATGGCCGCAGGAGAGGAAATACTGCGCGGCGTTCTTCATCTTAACCCCGGCGCAGTTGCGACTGGCGTCGGATTGAAGGCGATGCGTGCCTGGCACAAAAGAGCCAACGACCCAAACGCTGCCATCACCCGGCTATTCAGTGGCCGGGCCGGGCCCCAGGGCAGGCGGGCGGCCCTGGGGCCGCCGATAGAGGCCGCCACGACAGGCGCCGGCGTCATTGCCGGCAGCGAAGAGGCCGAGCGCTCTCTCCGCCCCAGCGTGGCCGGACCCTAAAACCTGAACAGAACCGACGCCGCCAGCAAGCCCCATCCCGCAAGGAACACCAAGCCAATCACGACCAGCACGTTAACAACGCGCTCCAGATCCGCGGCAAGCTGGCGCCATTCTTCCATCATCTCAGTTCTCCCCTGTTTTCACGTTGTCGATTGCCTGCCGCACGGCGTCCAGGCCGAACCGGCGAACCAGCGCTGCAATCGCGGCATCCGGCTCGGCCGGCACCGCGATCGTCGGTCTGCGAAACCCCGCCTCGATGGCGGCCGCATGCGCCGAGAGCTTGCCGGCGACCACCTTCTCGGCAAGCTCGGGGTGGTCTCGCTTCAAGCGGGCGATAGCATAAGTGGACCCTCGCCCAATCAAGGTAGCGTTGCAACCTTGATCTTTGGCCGCCTCCGATTTGCGGTCACCGCCATGCTCCGGAAGGTCGCCGACCTCGCGTCGGATTAACTCGGCTACGTCCGGGTGCTTGCGGCAGTACAGCAGCAAATCGGAGATGCTGCTTTCTAAGCCTTGCCACAGGATGTGCGTGGTGAAGGCTTCGAAAGACCGGAACGGTTGCCCGTTCCGATCCTTCCGATCCGCCCATAGCCGGTCTTCGAGCACGTTGCGCAGCTGCAGCGGAACGAGGTCGAAGACCTCCTTGCCGCCGTGCCCGATCGACTGTTGCAGGCTTTGAATTGTGTCATGCGGCGGCATTGGAGCCACTTAGCCACTGCCGCACCAGATCCAATGCCTGATCCATGATGGCAAGTGAATGGTTATCCATCATGTCATCCATCGAATTGACGTTGAGGGTGCGGCAGACGCGGGTAAAGACCGCGCTATAGTCAGGCTGCTCCGGGTTGATCTGAATGGCGAGGCGGCGGCACGCCTTTACGAGATCGCGTCGCTTGTTCCTCTTTTGAATGTGCAGCGGATCGCCGGGCGATTCCTGCGGGTCGGGAGTGACCCCGGCGCGACGCAGGATCTGCGCGATCGAGGTGATCGGAATGGGCGAGAGCGACGGCTCCCCCTCCTTGATTTTCTCGGCGTGATTGATCTCGGCCGCGCTGTATTCCTCGCCAAAATCCGATATGGCGCCACCCTGCTCGTGCGTCGTATTACCGGGGACGAACGATGAGGACGGCTGCCCAGGGTCGCCGGGCTTGCGCGGCGTGGGTTCACGCTCTCTGAGCCCGGCCTGGGCTTCCTCCTGAATCCGCTTCGACCATTCCACCAACTGCGGGAACTTGGCCTGGTAGACCGTTGCGTCCCCGGGGTTGCGCGGATCGTCGACCCGCACGACCCGCCCGACCACCTGCCGGAACAGCAGTTCGGTGGTTGGCCGGTTGGCCAGAACCAGCACCCGCAGCCGCTTGATATCGACGCCCTCACTGATTTTGCGGACAGCGCAGATCCACCGCTGGCGGCTCTTACGGAACCGCTCGATCTTTGCCGTGGCGTCGGGGTCTTCGTAGCCGACGACCTCCGGTTCCTCGCCGGTCACATCGGCGACGAGCTTGGCAATACCGCGCAGGTGCTTGTCGTCGAACTCGTCGGTCCCCGGCCGGCAGATCACCAACCCGCCCGCATCGACATCCCAGCTACGGTACTGATCCAATGTGGCGTCGGCTCGCTCGATCACGGTGCGTAGCCATTGCGAGTCACTGCGGAAAATCGTCCTGGCCGCGCCCGATTCGCTCTCCTCGTTGCCCGGCTCGGAGATGCGAACCGATTCCTCGATCTCCTTGCTGATGAACTCGGCGATACCGTCATCGGTCATAAAGCTGACGGGGCGGCAGACGTTGTCGCGAACCGCGTCGCGATAGCGGTAGCGGTCGTTGGCCACGGCCTCGCCGGCATCGTTGTATTTGACAAAAGAGATGCGCCGTCCGTCGCCGCGGAATGGTGTCCCGGTCATTGCCAGGATCTTGGTTGCACAACGTGCAAGCCGCTCGGCAGCAGCGCCCCACATGTTGCTCTCGGTGACGTGATGGATCTCATCAAACACGATGAACAGCTTCATGCCGAGCGAGCACCACTGCTCGACCGTACCGGCGATGTTCATCAGCTGCTGATAGGTGATAACGGCGCCATTGAAGCCTTGCGGCCAACCCTTGCCGTCTTTCAACACGGTCGTGATCTCCAGGCCGACCCGGTGCCAATCGCCGAGAAACCCGGCCTCGGCATCACCCTTGAGCGTTACGGTAGGCACGACAATCAGCGTAAAGGTGATCGCCTTTTGTCCGTTGAGGAGGTGATTGGCACACAAGGCCGAGAAGATCGTCTTGCCTGCGCCGGGCGTCGCCTCCTGCAGAAAGCACAGTCCGCGGTGAGCGGTAAAACTGGTGAGCGCGGTCGTTTGCCAGAGTCGCGGCGTTACCATTCCAATTCTCCCGTGAATAATGCGGTGGCAGCGCTCGCACAGCGCTTCCCCGTTGTAGATTTCGGTCACGCCGTCATCGGCGTAACGCTGCTGGTGGTGCGCGTGCCAAGCCGTACCTAACGGCTCACCACACCGCTCACATCGACCTCCGCTTCGAAGGTAGAGGTGTCGTTTTTGCCCGTGGGTGAATGACCGGCGCATGACCTCCTCTCAAGATTTCAATGAGTTATGTGTCAACTCTTTGGGGGTTTCGGTACACTCCGAAACGTCTCGGGCAGCCCGCAGCGAGGCCGCGGCATCTAAGAGCGCCCCCACTATCGCGCCGGCCAGGCTGACGAACGGCCCATCGTGGCTCACCGTGCCGTGGTCGCGGATGTGACAAGCGAGCGCCTCGATGTGCCTGGCGCAGAGTTCGCGCTCGCTTGCGACCTCTAAAATAAGGCGGGCAATGGTCGCGTCGCGGTCGTCGATGATGGCGGAGGCGATGTCTATGCAGGCATCAGCGTCCAACTCAGCCAGCTCAGCCATCCGCCTTCTCCCCTCTCTTGCGAAAATCGAGCGCCAGCCAGATCGCCGCGCTTTCTCCCAAATTGATGGCGCTGCGCGGCAACCGCCGCGACACGATGGTCAGGAACCCGATGCCCGGCGCCGCAACCTCGGAGCCGGCGAAGAGCGTCACCGCCGGCGAGGTGCGCAGCAGCATGATGGCGTGCTCGAACGGCAGACCGTCATCGGTGCGCCAGTTCATGCAGGCCCCGGCCGGCAGCAGCTCCAGGTCGACCATGCCCAACTCGATGCCGCCCATCGCTTCGCCCAAGCGCGAGATCCGCTGCAGCAAATTGGTCAATTCCGGCCACTTGCCGCTCGCGGCGTAGGCTGGCCGCGTCCACTTCTCGCCTTTCATTTGCCGCACCGGGCAGATCTGCACGCCGCCGGCTTCTTGCTTGAATAGGCCCAAGCGGGTGCGCAGGCTGGCGACCAACTCAAAGGTGTCGAAGTGTGCGGCGGCGAGGAAGGCGGTCATCAGATCGCCAAGCCGAGGACGACGCCGAGCAGGACCAGCCCGGCCAGCAGGGCTTCGAGGCGCGCGCTCATCGATTACCGTCGAAGGGCTCGAGCGATCCGACCAGACGCTCGCGGCGCTTCTGGGCCCGCGTCTGTAGCATCCCCATCCGCTCGGCGTGCACCTCCGGCGGCCCGAGGTCCGCGCTCATCCGGTCGAGGGTCTGGAAGGCTCCCCACTCGCCGACCCGCGTGAGCATCCCCGTGTCCTCCTCGATGTCAATGTCGCGGGCCAGCTCCCGCCAGCGCTTCGATACCTCTGCGGCGGCGTCCGAGGGCGCTGGAGCGGCCTGTTGACGGTTGTAGGCACGGGTAGCCCCGTTGCCGCCAGGGGCGCTCCTGGCAGGCGCATCGTCGCCCTGCGCCACCTCGTCGGCGTCCTTCTCGCCGGTCGGGATTTTGAAGATTTGCCTGAGAAATTGCTTCTCGATGTAGCTCTGCGCCGCGCCGTAGGTCTGCGGGCCATTGATCGGCATGGCCAAGCTGCGCCGCATCGGAGCCGAGATCGAGCCGTCCTCGTGCATGAAGGACAATGCGTAGTGGGCGAAGAGCCAGGGGTTGCCTGACTTCCCCTCCTTCACCTCACTGTCGGTCTCGTCGATCAGCAGCGCGATGCCGGCCTCCGCCATCATCGGGCCGATGCGTTCATAAAAACGGTCCACGGTGACATAGCGGTACTTGCCGTGCTCGTTACGCTCGTCCTGGCCGATCTGGCGAACCTGCTTCTTAACGGCAATGATCGAGGCCGCAATGGATGCCGGCATGCGGCTGCAAATCTCGCCGGTGATGGGGTCATGCTCGCTCATTTTAACAATCTCCCCTGCTTTCGTCGTAAACGTGAAGCAACAGCGGCTTGTTGGGGTCACCGTAGGCGTGGGTTGTTAGCTTCTTGAGGATTGCCCTGATGTCGCCCAGCGCGTCGGCGATCTCCTCGAGATTGTCCGCTATACGCTCAAGCGTGTTCTTGTCGGCCATCTTTACTTCACCCTCCTTGAGGGTTGGCCCTTCAACCAGCGATTCACATAGCTTCCAGGAGACGGGTTATTCACCAGATCCTGGTAAGCCGCCTCCCCCGCGCTCGGGTACGCATAGACCCCGCCCGACCGGAACTCGATCAACAACTCGTCGGCGTTCTCGTCATACGCCACCTTCGCCACGTTGGTGGATTTCACCTCAGTCCAAGTGATCTCAGCCATCTCTGCCTTCTCCTGCGGCTTGATGCGAGGGAATGCCTGCAAGTTTAATCAAGGCTTCCAGATCGGCGTCCGATATCTCGAGTTTTGCCATTTCCGCCGCTCGCAGTTCTGCTCCTCTCTTTCGGTCAATACGATCATCCACGGCCTGTAGGTACTTTCGGATCAGGTGCCGCATCACCTTGGATGCGCCCCCGTGCTTTTGAGCAATCGCGTAAAAGCGATGATAATCGTCAGGATCTACGTCCAATGTGATCTTTCTCATCACCACTCCGTCAGCCATTTTCCAGCTCCTCCTCGATTTGTTTCAGCTCGCGACTCAAGTTCGCGAAGCCATTCCGGTAGATGATCGAGAGCGCCGCGCTGGCCCCGGCAGCAAACGCGGCCATTGTATTTGGGCTGTCCAATTCCGGGATGTTCCTGGCGAACGAGCGCCACGCCATATCGATTGAGTTGAACGACGGCCTTAGTACAACGTCGCTATCGCTGTCATCCATCATTGGTCCGCCCCCTTCTCCAGCGAGATGGATACCCCGCGATTATCGCGTTTGAATCGTACCAAGCCGAGTTTCACCAAGCCGATGTCCTCGGGGATCAATTGCTTGATGTTCTCGCGGGTAATGGCGTGCAAATCGAAACTCGCCTTGGTTTCCGCAAAGGTGCGGGCCAGCCGCTGAAATTCCCCCGCCCAGTTGGGACGATCTTCATGGGGCACGAGATCGAGGTTGATCTGGCGCAGCTTTGGCTGCGGCTGCGGCGGCGGCACCGGCTCGGTGCGGTCCTCCGGCTCCTCGCCGCGCTCGATAAAGCCCCAGCACTCGCGGCAGCGGGCGATCAGCTCGGCCTGGTAGAGCGGGTCGACCTCTTGGAAGATTGGCTGTTCCCAGCGGTTCCCGACGATTGGCGCGATGCCCCACCAGTCGCAGCCGACGACCGTCGCCTGGAAGACCCCGGCGGGCGTATACCTGAGTATCTCCGCCTCGCCGAGCCGCCCCAGGTGCTTCGCGTCCAGCACGGCCTCGTGACCCTGCGGCGTCGTCGTCAGGGCGTCGAGGTTGCATGCCAGGAACGGGTAATCGGCGCTGAGGCAAAGCTCGGGGTGCGCCTCGCGCCCGGTCAGCGCATGCCAGACGTGGCGCAGCAGCGGGTTGTCGGAGAAGTAGCAGATCGGCCTGCCGGTCTGCTTCTCGGTCCACCAAAGCCCGAGCGGCTCGGTGTAGGAGCCGAGCTGCACGCGGAACTCGCCTGACAGGTCTTCCGGCTGATAATCCGGCTGAAAGCGCGCCCAGACCGAGCGATAGTCGCCCGCCATGATCGGCGCCGCGTCACCGGCGTGCAGGTGCAGCTTGCGCTCGGCCAGCTGCTCGGGGGATAGGCCGAAGGGACTCATTCGTAAGCCCTCCGAGCCGATTGCCCGGCTTCATAGGCGCATTGCAGGGCCTCTCCGAGCAATCGCACGATGTCCTGGTCTGGCGCGTCGGTCAGCGTGCGCTGCGGCTCGTAAGAAAGCGCGATGATGCGGGCAAGCGCCTCGGCCTCATTTTGGAAGCTGGGCAATATCTCGATGCTCATCTCGGTTCTCCGCGCAGGCAGCGT